AAATCTTTTGCTTCAAATGGGTGGGATTCCTGGTCTTTACGACAAAGGAACCCCGTTGCCAACTCAAGACTATATTAATAGACAGGGCAATGCTGTAACATTTAGGCGTCAAGATTATGACGCTTTATTAAAAATTATGGCTCATAGTGATTCGTCTGGAAATCAATCCTACACTAATAGCATTATATCATTTTATAATAATCCTGGATTAGCCGAGCAATATTTTGGCAAAAGAACAACCGCAAAACCAATAGTCTTATCTAACCCAGGAGCCTTAGAACTTGACTTAAACAATAAGTTCTTGGACTTGTTTGATGAGCCAGCAGATAAAAAAACTGCTAAGGCTTATGTTGCGGAAATGCTTAAGGCCCAACAGGCGGCAGGTGGAGCCAACAGACTTGACCCTGTATTGTCTGAGCAGATATTTAGAAAGTATGTCACCAAAAAAGCAAACACTTTAATTTCTAGCACCCTTGAAGATGGAGATGCTAATACAAACCCTATTACTGAGGGTGCATTTGGTATGACTATTACCAAACTTAGAAATGTTTACCGTGAAAACTACCTTCCAATAAATGAAAAGAAGGTTTACAAAGACGCAATTGCTGCATCACGCAGCCAACAGGCTTTTCAAAATGTGCTACAAAATATCCAAATGAAAGCCACCCAATACTTTCCTGCTATTGCAGAAGGTATTAGGAATGGGCAATCAGTATCTGATTTATTAGATGCCCCGATTAATTCTTATGCTGAAGTATTTGGTGTCAAAGCAAGTCAGGTTCCACAGTCTTTTCTTACCAAGATCGCTAGCGGAACAAGCATCCCAAGTCAAGATGATGTCCTAAGAACAATTTATAACTCTGATGGAATTGAAAAGACTCCAGGATACAGATCTCAACAACTTGGTGATTTTAAGACAATGATGAAAACTTTTGGAATAGGACCTGTATAAATGGCAACTAAATCTAACTTTACATACGGTTCAGGTAACCCACTTTACGTAGCACCTAAGCCTACTAAGCCTACTCCTAAACCTGCAGCACCTAAGCCTACTCCTAAACCTGCCGCTAAATTTACTCCCCCTCCTGCTAAAATTAAAGAGCCAGCACCTTACTTAGATGATTTTAATTTTAGAAACGCAACCACAGGAATTTACACTAAAGGTCCTGATAAAGATGAAGACTTAGACAAAGACTTAGACAAAGATAAAGACAAAGATAAAGACAAAGATAAAGACAAAGATAAAGATAAATACGTAGCACCTCTCAATTCAGCAGAAGAAGCATTATATAATGCGATGATGGAAACTATGAAAGTTTACAACATCCAAAACTTTGCTTCTACTTGGGCAAGAATTCGCAAAGATTATCCTGGCATTTCAAGCGAAGATGCAATGAATTTGCTGCGCTATGACCCACGATACAATGCAGATTACAATCAACGTTTCTCTGGTAACCAAGCAAGAATTAAAAATGGTTTTGGCGCTTTAGATGAAAAGACATATCTTGAGATGGAACGTGGCTACTCTCAAATATTTAAAAACTACGCTTTATCCACCTTTCAAAATCCAGCCCAATATGCTACTTTAATTGGAAACAATGTTGACGTTGTTCAAGCAGGTAAGCGCGTATCGCTGGCCTACGATAGAATTCTTAATGCTGACGATTCTATATTAAATGCTTGGCGTGAATTCTTCCCACAACTTGACACCTCAGACCTTGTGGCTATGATGCTAGACCCTAAGAATCAATTGGCTATTATGGAACGTAAGGTTCAATCAGCCGAAATTGGTGGAGCAGCACTTGCTCAAGGTCTCAATGCCTCAATGGCTGCTGAGACTATCAAGTCTAATCGTTATAGCAACTTAACTACTGGAACTATTGGAACAGAAGCCATCAAGGCTACTGGTGATACCTTAGCCCAGACAAGAGCAGACTACGAAAAGATTGCTGGTCAAGTTCCAGTTGCTGAAAAACTCAGTTCTATCTACGGTGGTCAATTAGATCAATATGGACAGATAGAAGCAGAGAAGGCCAACATACTTGGACTTGCTTCTGAAAAGCGCAAGTTAGAAAGATTAATCGCTAGAGAAAGTGCAAACTTTAGTGGCGGACCAGGAACCTCGGCCGCATCTTTTAGACTACCAAAAGGCTTCTAACTAAATAGATTCCCGATGTGGACCTATCGGCCCCACACGGTGTATTAGACCGATAGCAAGAGCCAAACCATTTCCCCGAATGAATTTGAGGCTTGCGACTACAACGAATAGAAGGGTGGGTTGCTATGAGCAACAACTACTGGGATGAAGACGAAGACGACCTAGATACCGACAACAATGTGCAACTGGATGGAAGTGACTTACTTAAAAAGTTACGAAAAGCCAAGCGCAATGATGAAAAGCGTATTAAGGAACTCACTGAGCAACTTGAGGGATTATCCAAGGTGCAGCGTGAGCGTACAGTCAAAGAAGTCCTAGAAAAGAAGGGCGTAAACGCTAAGGCGGCTCGCTTAATTCTGAAAGATATCGACGATGTAAGTGAAGAATCAGTTAACCACTGGCTTGACGACAACGCTGAACTATTTGGAATTAAAGTAGATGCTCCTGAGCCAAAAGCAAACGAAGTTGATCGTGCAGCCTTGCGTCAGCAAGATGCCATAACTACAAATGCTTTTACCCCTGAAAGGATGGACGATTTAAATATGCGTATTGATGGTGCGGATTCTATGGACGCACTTCTAGACGTTCTTCGTTCACAATAACCAATCATAGTTTAACTTAAATCACCTTGGAGGTGACACAATGGCATATGTATCAACAGCCTCAGATAATCTCGGAGGAACCGCTGGTGGTGCTGGTCTAGTCCAGAAGGCGTATGATCGTCTTCTAGAATTCGCTCTCCGTTCTGAACCACTAATTCGTTCAGTTGCAGATAAGCGTCCAGCACGTCAAGCAATTCCAGGTTCAACAGTTGTTCTACAACGTTACGTTGACCTATCCGTTGCAACAACAGCACTCACAGAAACAACTGACCCAGATGCAGTAGCAATGTCTACACCAACATCTGTAACCATTACTCTTGCAGAGTATGGTAACTCAGTTCTAGTTACACGTGCGTTGGAACTCTTCAGCCTCGCTGATGTAGACCCAGCAATCGCTAACATTATTGCATTCAACCTTGCAGATTCAATTGACTCTGTAGCAATGACAACATTGCGTGGCGGTTCAAACGTAATCTACTCAGGTTCAACTGCAACATCAACAGCAACAGTTACTGCTGCTGCAACACTTTCTTCAGCAAACATCCGCAAGGCTGTTGCGAAGTTGCGTGCTAACAAGGCAACTGCCCGTAAGGGTTCACTCTACTGGGCTGGTATCCACCCAGAAGTTTCACACGACCTCCGCGCCGAAACAGGCTCAGCAGGTTGGTTGCTTCCTAACCAATACGGTTCTGCACAAGACCGTATCTGGGCAGGAGAAATCGGAACATACGAAGGTGCATACTTCGTAGAGTCTCCACGTCTTTACTCTGCAACAGACGGTGCTTCATCTGCAAAGGTGTACCGCACAATCCTCGCAGGACAGCAAGCAATGGCAGAAGCCGTTGCTGAAGAACCACACGTAGTTATCGGACCAGTCGTTGACCGCTTGATGCGTCACCGTCCAATGGGCTGGTACGGCGTTCTAGGCTTCGCACGTTACCGTGAAGAAGCACTATACCGCATTGAGTCTGGTTCATCAATCGCTTAATTGATTGACGGGTAGGCAGGGGGAAACCCCTGCTTATCAGTAAGTCCATTAAGGAGGACGAATGACACAGTACACATTTAGAACACCTGTAGTTAAAGAAGGTCCAGCAGGTGGTCATCGTTTGTTCTACTTCTATAAGTTGGACAAAGGTGTAACAGTAATTAAGTCTGGTGGCACTTGGTCAACAACAAGATACCTAGTTGATGAAGACTTAGATAATTACGATGAGATTTACAGAGGCGGATATAACCACACAGTAGA